CACAAAAGAGATGTTAGACGTAGCTGCTGCTTCAACGGCTGTCCTTTCAATGGCATCGTGGTTACCTCCAACAGCTTCTATCTTAACTATAGTATGGCTAGGTATTCGGATATATGAGTCTGATACTGTACAAAGTATAGTTAATGGAATAAATAAAGATAAGGAATAACAATGGCTACTCCCCGTAAAGGTAAAGCAAAAGTAAAGATAACTGCTAGTGGTAAGAAGGTTAGTTATGGACAAGCAGGTAAGGCTAAAGGGGGCGGCCCTAGAGTTAGAGCTGGCACTAGTAAAGGTGATAGCTACTGCGCTCGTAGTCTTGGGATTAAGAAGCGTCTTCCTAAGAAGAAGCAGAACGATCCTAACACTCCTAACAACCTTTCACGCAAACGCTGGAAATGTTCTGGCGCTAAGTCTAAGAGTTAGTACCTACATAAAAGTGCAATAAGTGTACAGAAATATGTACATAAAACTGTAAGGAAAAGACAATGAAGAAACCATGCAGATGTACAGATAAGAAGCGGCCTTTGCCTAAGAGAGGGCAGAGAGTAGCAAAGAATAAGAAAACAGCTAAACATCGTAAATAAATAAGAGGTTACAATGGGACTTGAAACAGCATCATATATCGACCAGCTAGTAGCTGCAAACCCTTTAGGTACGGACAGTAAATCACAGGGCGATAACCATATTCGTTTGCTTAAGTCTGTACTACAGACGCAGTTCCCTAGTCTTGGTAACGCAGTGGTAAACACATCAGCAGCGCAGCTTAATATCCTGACTGAGATCACAGCATCTTCCACTGAGATTAATAAGCTAGATGGTGTGACTTCTACAACAGCACAGCTTAATCTAGTAAACACTGTACCAGTATCACGTACCAGCATCTATGATGCCGTGTATCCTATTGGCTGTATCTATCAGTCTACTGTCGCTACAAGCCCTACTACGTTATTCCCTGGGACTACGTGGACAGCGTTTGCAGAAGGTAAAGTACTGGCTGGCTATGACTCTGGAGATAATGACTTCTCTGCTGGTAATGCTGGTGGTTCTAAGACTCACTCAATGACCATAGCAGAGATGCCTGCTCACACTCACGACTTTACTGCAATGCAAGACACTACTGACTCTGTTAATAGAACAGGTGGCGGTGACTTAGGTGCCCCACAATCAAGCACTACAGCATCTACAGGTAGTGGTAACGCATTCAACATTATGCAGCCATATCAGGTTGTTTACATGTGGAAAAGGACTGCTTAATCATGCCGTATAAAAGGGTAGAGGTATCGCGACCACGAGGGATCAACATTGATTTGTCTCCCTACGAACTCCCCAATGAAATATGGAGCCAAGGAAACAACATTGACTTTTCTAACCATAGAACTAATAAGGCGTTAGGATACTCACAAGTATTCACTGCTCCTGCGGTACAGCCTATGATTGCTATGCCGTGGACAGACTACAACCTGCCGTATTGGTTTTATGCTAGTGAAACTAAAGTGTACAGAACTGACGGCAACACTAACATCAACGTAACTCGTCAGACTACCGGTTCAGACGTTGACTACACGGGTGACTATGACGATGGTTGGACAGGTACTACTTTTAATGGTGTATTACTTTTAAACAACAGAACAGATGCACCGCAGTTCTATGACACTTCTTCTAGTAAGATGAAAGATCTGACAGCGTGGCCTACAAACTGGACTACTGGTGTCGTGCGTCCGTTTAAGAACTACCTGATAGCATTAGATGTAAAGGATGATACAGGTACTGCATTCCCTTCAATGGTTAAGTGGAGCGACGCTGCCCCACTAGGTGGTATCCCTGCTTCGTGGAACCCCGTAGACCCTGCTGTACAGGCTGGCTACAACATCCTACCTGACACTGCTGGTCGCTGTATTGAAGGTAAAGCTTTGAACGATACGTTCTTTATCTATAAGAGCGATGCAGTGTGGGCTATGCAGTTTATTGGCGGTAACTTCATCTTCTCGTTTAGGAAAGTATTCAGCGATGACACAGGTATCCTGTCTCGTGACTGTGTCACTGAGTTTGATGGTAAGCACTTTGTTGTAGGTGTCAATGACATCTATGTGCATGATGGTACTTCCAAGAAGTCTGTCATTGCTAACAAGATGGCTCGGTCTTTCTACTCTCAGATTAACTCATTACATGTAGACAAGGTCAAGTGTGTCGCGGACGTACCTAACAAAGAGATTTGGGTTTACTTTCCTACAGCAGATAGTGCAGATGGTAGGGCTAATAAGGCATTGGTATGGAACTGGGAAGTAGATGACTGGTCGCAGCGTGATCTAGTTAACATCTCTTATATCTCTACTGGTGTTATTGCAGACTCTACAGATACTACTGATACGTGGGACTCTGACACTCAGTATTGGAGTGATGACACTACTAGCTGGGGTGAGGAACGCTTTAACCCTGCAAGCAAAAGCCTCTTTATTGTAAACTACGATGACTCTTTATTCTATAAAGGCAACACAGGTCTAACATTGAACGGTACTATTTATCCTTCTTATGCAGAACGGATTGGTATTGATTTCGGTGATGATCAAGGATACAAGTATATTAATTCTATTACTCCTCATATTGTGGGAGAAGGTACAGTCAACGTATACGTAGGTACTGAGCAGCAGCAGGGTTCTGGTATCGCATGGTCGCAGCCTCAGCCGTTTGTTGTAGATCAAGACTATAAGGTTAACTTCCGCCAGAGTGGTAGATACATTGGCGTTAGGTTTGAGTCAGCTAGTGATGACGCATGGTCGTTGACAGGATACACCATTGAGTATAGCTATGAGGGACGGCAATGAGATTTGAATACGTACCACTGCCACCTCCACAGGATATCAATGGTATGCCTGTATACCTACAGAATGAGTTGCAGAGGATAGCTAGGTTCATAGGTGGACTTAGTGAGGTACATGAGTCGGGTATGTATTTATCTGCTGCGGGTGCCGGTGCTACTATGGCGCTTACTACTACGCCTACTACAATCACTGCTTTTGATACTGTTAACAGCTATGAAGAAGGTCTTATTGCAGATACAACAGCAGGTACTTTTACTTTCTTATCTACCTCTAGGTTTAAGTTAAACTTTAGTGCTAGTATTTCTGATCAAGGTGGTGGTTCATCAGAGCATTTTATTGGTGTGTACTTAAACAACACTCTGATACAGCCTACACATAGCATAACCTTTACAGGTTCTCAGTATCGCCAGATGTCTTTTATGATTCAGAACATAGCACAGGCAGGTGACGTTATTACATTGCGTATGTCTACATCCTCTGGTACAGACACCGCTACCTTTGCTAGTATAGACGTAGACGTTGAGGGTAAACCAATTGACATATAGTCTTAAGCGTGTAGTAAGTGTCGAAGAGATTGAGTTACATCGACATGTTATAAAGAAGTATTTAGATAAGGTACTAGTAAAGGCAACAGAAGTTACAGAACACAGCGTGATGGAAGGTATCTTTAAAGGCAATAGCCAGTTGTGGCTTGCTAGAGATGATAAAGAAGAAGTAGTTGGTATTGTTGTAACGTACCTAGTTACATACCCTACAACAAAGAGACTACTTATACATTTGCTAGGCGGTACAGAGATTGAAAAGTGGGTTCAGACTATAGCTAGTATTGAAGAATGGGCTGAGTCAAAAGGTTTAGAAGGTATAGAGATACGAGGTAGGAAGGGATGGCTTAAGTTGTTGCCTGACTACTCTTGTAAAACAGTATTAATGATTAAGGAGTTATAAGATGGGTGGTGGAGAGACAAGCACAGAAACAGAAAGCAGACTCAGTGATGAGTTACGCTCAAGCAGCTTAACTGGACTAGAAGGCGCTGAGAACTTATACAACCAAGGTACAGCAGGTATCTATCAAGGTACTCGTCTTGCTGAAGAAGATCCATTGCTGCGTCAGGCACAAGAAAGCTTGCTTGCTCAGTACGGTGAGGGCGGCGGTCTAGCTGATCTCGTTAGCAGCTCACAGGCTAACTTCCAAAACTACTTAAATGCTGGTGACCTTGAGAACAACCCTTTGTTTCAGCGACAGATGGAAGATATCTTAGGCCAAGCTAACGTATCACTACAGCGTGGTGCTGTTCCTCTGATGCAGCAAGCGTCAGCAGCAGGCCAGTATGGGGGCAGTGAGGGACAAGAAGGTCTAGGCTTACTCGGTGGTGAGATTAGTCGTAACACGCAGCAGGCGTTAACACAGGCAGCTCTGGATCAACAGAATCTAGGTCTTAGAGCGCAGGGCTTAATGCCTATGATGCTTCAGACTGGTGAGCAGGGTGCTAATATCATGGGTAGAATTGGAGAGCAACGTGGTCAACGAGCGCAGTCTACTCTGTTTGATGAGATTCAAGAGTTTGATGCAGCCCGTAATGCAGAGCTTACAAACCTTCAACAGTTCTATCAGTTCTTAGGTTCTAATCCTTTGGTAGCTGAAGCTAATCAGAAGGTTACTGAGAAAACTGCTAGTGATCCGTTTGGTGATTTGATAGGTATTGCTACTACTCTTGGGGGTGCTTACTTAACAGGGGGTGGTTCTTTGGGAAGTATGTTCGGAGGGGGTGGTAGTATGCTCAGTGGGGTAGACGGCGGTATTGGCGGTCTTAAAGCTGCTGGCGGCGTTAACAATCTTCCGTTTTAAGGACTAGCTTAATATGAATAAAGATGATGCAGTACTTCAGTTCTTACTGGAGCAAGAAGGTTTTGAAACTAGAACATATCTTCCAAAGAAGAATGGCATTGTCATCGGTAGGTCTGGACTTACCTTTGGCGGTGGTATTGATATTGGACAGATGGGACTACGAGAGTTTAAAGCTTTAGGATTACCTCAAGATGTAGAGTATGCTCTGCTTCCATATGTGGGTAAGAAAGGCAGCGAAGCACTAGCAGTTGAGCGGGAGATTGGACACTTCAACATCCCCGCTGAAGTAGCTATGGATATTACTCGTAGACATATTGAGAAGTCTAAGCAGCAGCTCCGTAAGGCTTACCCTGAGTTTGATTCTATTAGTGTACAGCAGCAGGCGGTTGCGCTCTCTCTGTTACATAACTACGGCAATGGTGCTTTGAAGTACAAGACCATGAAGGCTGTTATTAAAGGTGACCTTCTTCAGGCTATTGCTTTGTTACGTGATCCTGAAGAGTGGAGTAACGTAGAGCTACACCCTAGACGTAACAGAGAAGCTGATCTCCTACAGTCATTAGTTGTGAGTCAGCAACAACAGCAAGCACAACAAGCAGCTCAGCAGGCTCAGCAGCCAGCGGGTATGTTCAATGAGGTAGGTGTATAACATGGCTAGTTTATTAGATAAAGTAAAAGCAGCAGTAGACAGCGGTACGCTAAAGCCTGCTAATTATAATGATGCTATCTTTGCATCCCGCAATGATCCTGAAGTTAGAGCGTATCTTGAGTCTATTACTCCGTCTAGTCCTGTTGCTTTGTTTGATACAGCAGCTAAGGGTAGTGGTTATCCTGACTTAAGAGATAGAACTAGTCCGTTAGGTAGCATTACTAGGGTAGCTACAGGCGAGACTCCTATCTTCAATCCTTACCTGTTTAACGGTGTAACTCGCCCAACTTCTGAGGCTACTAAACAAGTAGATATGCAGAATAGAAATGCTACGATTCAAAAGCAGAATCAAGCTATGACTGACGCAGTTACCTCTCTTATACCTAAGTTTAGTGGTCGTGGTCTACCACCAGCTAGTGCAGGTATATATAGCGGAGTTAGCTTTGATAATCCTAGCCCTAATCTTCCGCAGATTCCTGATCGATTTACTAAAACAGATGGTCGCGGACTACCAACGTCTAATATGTATAGCGGAGTTAGCTTTGATAATCCTACTGCTGACTTAGCAAGCTTACTTCCTATGATACAAGGACGCTCTCCGTCTATGGTAGGTCAGGGTATTCAAAGTACAGTATCCCCTGATGGAGGCCCTAGCTTTACAGACAAAGCATTAGCTTCTATGGGATCTTTGCGTATGCCTAGTTTTGCTATTCCTGATATTACATTACCTGAGCGTTTCACTAAAGGTGATGATCGTGGTTTACCATCCGATCCACTTAACAGAAGTAATCCTTTTAAGGACGACCCTATAATTCAAGGAATATCTGGTGCCATTGATACTCTTAATGCTAATCAAGCTGAGGGTTTTAAAGATTGGTTAAAGACTCCAGCAGGTAGGAGCTACACGCTTGCTAACGCTCAGAATGAATTGCGTAGGGAGATACCTAGTACTCCATTAGGGAAAAGACTAGCCGATCCTACTGAACTATCGGAGTTAATAGCAGATCAGGAGGATTTATCGGCTGATCAGCAAGCTGTAGCTAAAGAAGCAAGACAGCCACCTACAGCAGTGCCCCCTGTTGCTGAAAAGACTGAAGACTTAACTCCAGAAGCTAAGACATTCAACACAGCAGCTACTGTCGTATCTCCAGAAGGAGCTGAAGATAAGCAGAACTGGTTTAATGCTGTCAACGATCGTATTGATTTGATGGCTATGGGTGCTGCTATGTTGGCTGGTTCAGGGCAGCGTGGTGCTACTACTATGTCTCGTCTTGGTGAAGGTCTGCAAGCTGGCTTAGCATCAAGAGCTGCTCAAGCTAAAGCTGCTGAAGATAAGCGATACACAGATGCATTACTTGTTCTTAAGGCAATGGAGCAGCGTAGGCTGTCGGCGAAGGATAGATCAATACCTGCACTTAGCTACGCAAATCAGGTTGATAGTTTAGAATCTTTAATTAGAAACCAAGGAGGAGAGGGTAAGAATGTATCAGACTTAGCTAGAAATATTCTTATTAGAGATCCTCAGTTTGGACTGCGTACTCCTCAAGAGCAGGTTAAGGCGGTGCGAGATGCTGTAACAGCTACTAGTGGTTTGATTTATGGGGGAGATTTAAACACTGCTAAGTTTTCAGTAGTTCCTCCGCAGCAGGTAGCTAAATAATGACAGACATTATCGACTTTGATTCTTTATGGACGGCTTCTGATCAGCAATATGATCAGCACTTAAGCCAACAACCAGATGATTTTGGAAGCCAAATAGGAGCAGGTGTAGATTTAGGTCAGGCGCTTTTGTATCGTGGCGGTCAGTCCGTTGCAGAAGCGTTCGGGTTTTCTGATAGTGCGTTCGGTCAAGCAATGGTCGATGGTAAGTCTGAGAACATGGCAGAGGTAGCTAAGGTAACAGCGCATCCTCTATACGAAGATGGTGAGTTTTCCTTCAGAGGTTTGTTAGATCAGGTAGGCAGAGGCATAGGTACTGTAGCAACTGCGCTTCCAGCGTTAGCTGCTGCGCCTTTAGCTCCTGCAATAGGTGTGTCAGGCTCTACTGGTGCGTTAGCTGCTGGTGGTCTTATGTCAGGTGTGATGAACATCGGTGACATTGGTCTTAAAGCAGAGGATATGGACGAGGCATACACTGCTTCTATGGCAGACATTGGCACTGGTCTTGCTCTGGGTGCGTTAGAGCCGCTGGCAGGTGCTAAGTTTATTAAAGCCTTGACACCAGCTATTAGATCTACTGCTCCTGAGATTATGTCTTCTATTAATGCCGGTAATGCTAGTGCGTTAAGCGGTGCTATACGCGGTCGGGTAGCTCAGACTCCTTCAATGGCTAGACAGGTAGGTATGGCATCACTAGGTTCAGGTATTACTGAAGGTGTTCAGGACTTTGCTACAACTATAGCAGCTACGAACTCTGCATCTTACTGGGATCAGTTCGATGTAGAAGAGTCCTTGAAAGAGTCTGCTGTTGAAGCTCTTGTAGGTGGTATCTTAGGTATGCCGTTTGGCGTAGGCTCTAGTGTTATGTCTAAGGCTCAGAACAGTGCTGATATATCTATGGCTAAGCAGTTAGATGAGGGTATTGTTGAGTTTAACCCAGAGTCAGGAGAGTGGGTAAAGAATCAAGAAAAGGTAAAAGTGACTGAGACAAAACTAGGTCACCTATACTCTAAGTATCTTGCGCCTTTCTTAGGTGAAGCAGGTAGTAAAGCTGTGTCTCAAGTAAACACGCCAGAAATGAAGAAGCTTGTTGGTAAGTTTAATCAGACTTCAGGATCACTAGCGCGAAGGATGGGCATTAGGCCAGTGCATGCAGACTCTATGATGTTTAAGTCTGAGTATGGTAAAGGCATGAGTACGTTTATGACGCTGAGTAACGAAGATGCTCTAGCTGTACACGACCAGCGTATTATGCCTGAGGGTACTAAGGAAGAGAAGGCTGCTAAGAACGCAGCGTATGCCGCTTTACCTAAAGAAAGCAAGAAGGCTTCTAATGAGCTGTCTACTTTCTTAGACTTTAAGATGAAGAAAGACTTGAAGAAGTATGGCATCGACTCAGGTTTGTTTGAGGGCAGTACCTACTTTCCGTTGCATGGTCGTATAGATTATAAGAAGCTTAAGGCTGACCCAGCGGCATTTAAAGCACAGGCTTTAGCTGTTGCTCAAGAACGTGGTATTAAGTTATCAGCAGATAAAGTAGATGCCTACATCGCTCGTATTAAGAGTCAAGGCTATGAGCATTTCGGAATGGACACTGACACGCGTATCTTAAAAAGATATGAAGAGAATGTTCAAGGGTTTATTGACGAAGGTATGACAGCAGAGAAGGCACAGGCGAAAGCAGCTAAGAAGATGAACAACAAGTTAGGTAAGCTGCGGACGCAAGGTGCTAAAGTTAATAGCCAGAACGCAGTTGAGACTCACCGTATGCTGGCTGAGTTACCACAGGACTTCTGGTCTAACTGGCTTAACGCTGACTCTAAAGTGCAAGACTCTATCTACTCGTACTATGAGATGATGTCAGAGAGACTAGCGCATGCTAAAGAGTTCGGTGCTAACAATGAGAAGTTCTATACTAACGTAGCTAAAGTTCTAGACGATGCGAAAGCACAGGGTATTACCTACAATACAGAAACAGTAGTTAACGATCTAGCTAACATGATGAATCTATCTCAGCGTATCCCTATTCGTAACCTAGATGTGTCACAAGGGGAAGGCATTAGAACTGCACAGAACGCTATACGTGCTGGTTTAAGTGTTACGTTACTTCCGCTATCTATTCTTCCTTCGTTGGCTGAGGTGTTTGTTGTAGCCTCTAAGACAGGACAAACAGGTAAGGCTATTACATCTGCTGGTAAGCTAACCGCTCGTATAATCAAGGAGCAGTTTAAGCATGGTCGTGGTCTGTCGTTTAAAGATGCGTCTCAGCTTGTTAATAAAGGCGACATCATTCAAGACTTGGGCATCACTGCTTATGAGTTAAAGAATACAGCGGCTGCTCGTCTAGGGGACAATGAGATTGGTGGTAGGATTACTAATGTTGAGAACTTCTTTTACAACATGACCCTCACACCACAGTGGACTGAAGCATTACGTATGACATCCGCTATCTTAGCAGAGCAGGGATTCAGAGCTGATCTAGGTAAGTACGCAACTGCTGTTAAAGAAGGTAACCTTGAAGAGCAGCTACGTATTGGTGATAAGTTTGCAGAGGCTGGACTTAATATCTCTCAAGCTTATAACTGGCACCTGAGAGGTGCTAAGAAAGACGAATACTACAATGAGCAGTTTAGAGTTGGTGTCCTTAACGTAGTCGAAGATACTGTCATGCGCCCCCGTATGGTACAGAAGCCTGCATGGATGTCAGATGAACGGTTCAAGTTAATTGCACAGCTTAAGTCATTCTCTATTGTGTTTAACAATGTGGTAATGAAGGGTTGGTATAACTCTATGGTTGCTAACGGAACACCGCCTGAGAAGCTTAAGCAAGCAGCAGCTATTGCACCTTACATTGGCATGATGTTGGCTACTCAGGTACTAGCATCGGGGTTGCGTGAGTTTGTTAAGACAGGGGACACTGAGAGATGGGAAGATAAGGACGCAATAGGACACTTGCTAGGCTCTATCGCTTACATTGGTGGTCTGTCGTTTGCAATAGATCCTTTCCGTGCTAGTAACTATGGTGTCGATCCCACTACCGCTATCCTTGGCCCCGCTTTCGGTAAGGGTAACGATTTAATCAACGGTATTAGTGCTATCATGTCAGGAAGTATGTCACCTGAAGATGTAGTAGCTGCTGTACTTAAGGATGTTAGTAGATCATTCCCTATTATACCTGCACTATTGGAGTAAGATATGTTATCAAGTTTAATTGGCCCTGTTGCGGGTCTTGTTAAAGGATACCTTAGTAATAAGGCAGAGGAGAAGCAGGCGAAACACCAAGCAAAGATGTCTGTAATACAGAACGATGCTGACTGGGAGTCTAAGATGGCTGATGCATCGAAGGACTCGTGGAAGGATGAGTTCTGGACAATTGTGTTAGCAGCGCCTGTGTTTATGATTGGCTATTCTATTGCAGTGGATGACCCTGCTATCATTGTCAGGGTAGGTGAGAGCTTTGCAGTTCTGGGTACGCTACCTGAGTGGTATCAGTATCTGCTGTTCATTGCAATCAGCAGCTCGTTTGGCATACGTGGTGTTGGTAAGATAATGGATATGAAGAAGTAACGCGGGTTTAATATAGCCGCTGCTTACGGTGTGTTGATACGTAAACAGCGGCTTATTTAAACTAGATCTCGCATGCCCCTCCTGTACACGCTAATGTCTGCGCCCCTTCAGTAACATCGCTTGCCTCTGTGATGTCCCACGCTATCTCCTTCGGCATCTCTGCCTTCATTTCTTTGTATTCCTCCTTAGTAATCTCTTCGTATGGTGCTTGTTCATAAGTGTGTTCACTGAAAGGCAAGAATGACACACCACTACAATCATCAAAGTTATTGTAAAGCCAACTACCAATATTAAGAAACTCACTGTCTCTGTAATACACAGTAATAGACGGCTTATGTTCACACCAATGTTTCTGATATACATCCCATAGTTCCAACTGTTCCATACCTGTTTGAGATGCAGACATCACAGCCCCTGCTGGTGCCTTCTGAGGAAAACTAAACACTAGAGTGTTCGGTGACCTCACATCAACCTCTGATGTTATTCCTGCATTTGATAATACACCACATAATGGATCATTAATATCAGCCCTGACGCGGCGAACATAGTAAGGGGAGAATCTGCCGTGAATACCACTAGCAGAATCCACAAGTTGAGAGACAGTACCACTAGGCTTGACACAAGTAATAGCGGCAGCTTGATTGATGCCAAGTTTCTTAGCCCATTCTTTGTTCGTGACAACAGCTTGCTGCTTGAGGCTTTCAAGTAGATCAGGTAGTCCATTCTTTACTCCATTAGTTAACTTACAATCTTGAATGCCTGTCATAGATACGCCAAGCAATGCTTCTTCTTCAGTGTTCTGCTGCCACTTCTTACGTAGGTATCGAAAGTCTGTCAGGGTAGCTTGGAGAGTTCCAAGAATACTTGCAAGACGTACCTTTCGGTGGAGGTTTTCAGTTGTATCGTCTGATCGCACGACAACTTCTGAGAGGTTACAGAACTGGTTTGGTCTAAGGATGATTTCGCTGCAAGGATTCGTTCCAAATTCGTGGTCAGGATCTCGGCGACCATTCTTTGCAGCTTGTCGTTGACTAGCAACTCGACTGAAGAACCCACGCTCTCCACTTCGACTCTCATATAAACTACTCCACTCATTAAGGAATGCTTCAAAGTCTGGCTTCTCTGTATAACATGCAGAGTTATTAGCTAGACCACGATAGGGTGCATCGAGCCACCACTGTCCATGCTTAGCTCTGCGGATACGATCATCAGACAGGTTAGATAGACTGATGAGTGCAGACCTACGTACACCGCCCACAACTACGATCTCAGCCACTTTACAGCACAGGTCATGCGCTTCCACACTTGTTAGCTTACGTCCAGCAGCGGTCTTAAACAGGGCCACAGTGAAGGTAAACAATTCTACCAACGGAGCAGGCCCAGAGGCACGACCACCGAAGGTCTTTAGTGGCTCACCAGCAGCTCGTACTCGGCTAATATCCCAGCTTGGTACTTGACCTACGAGCAACAGACTAATCAGTTCTCTGAATGCTTTAGCCCATCCTACCTTAGAGTCGCTGACATGGATTGTTGTGTCAGTGGGGAAGAACTCTTCAGCAATAGTAGGAAGCTTACCTACGTACTGTCGCTCAACGGAGAAGCCCACACCTGTACCGCATAACAAGATGTACATAAGCTCGTCGAAAGAACGTGGGCTGTCAATAGCAATATAGCTACAGTTAAAGCCAGCTACGTTGTCTCTGTCTAGTGCTTCGCCTGCTGTCATCAAGGCTCTCATGGAAGGCATAACTTCTAAGTTGGTGATAGCTTCTCTCAGCTCTTCTCCAGTCTTATTGTCAAGGCTACCACGGTTCTTAAAGAATGAGATATAACGATCTACAGTCTCGTCCCATGTTTCACGGCGTTGTTCTTCTGGCAGGTAGCGAGCATATCGGCTCTTATGAATGTAGCTCTGGTAAATATCCATTACTTCTTTCCTTTATTATCTTTGTTAGTTTCTACTGGCTTCTCTTCTTTCTTATCTTTTCTAAAGATAGCATCAAAGTTATTCTCAAATGTTTCTCTATCGGGCATGGGTCGTGGGCTGCTTCCTTTACCTGACATATCGTTCTCCTAGTGTAGACTTTCTGAAGGTTCAGAGTCACCCATAATTAAACCAAGCTTAGCAGATTCAAGTATAAACACTGCATCCCCTGTCTTTAGGTTAGTCCCAACAGTAGTATATCCTTCAGCACTGGTGACAACCAAGACGAAGTCATGGGAGTCATCATCGAGAAAGTCCATCGAGTCAATGCATTGTCTTATCTTATCATACGTACTGCTTGTTTCTTTAGGTGTAAAGTCTTTATCAACTATCTTCATAAATCATTCCCTTCATTCTCAAATACTACCATCATAGTTAGTTTGTTTAGATACCACCCTGCCTTCTGTAGGTCTTCTACCTGCTTACCCTTGTAGTCGTAACGCCACAGGTACTTCATGCAGTT